GACGCTGATCTCGACGTTGCATTCTGCATGATGCAGACCGGCCAGCTTTCTGGTTCAGATCTAACCATGCTTAATCAGGTCTCTATTACAGACTTCGGTACTGCAAACAACGTTTCTGCATGGGGCGAGAAGTTCCAGGCCGGTAACGGTGTTCTTAACCTTCGTCGTGCTACACGTCGTGGTGACTGGGCAAGTTCCGTCTGGACAGATGACCCCATGGGTGGAACACACGTGCTCTTCGCGCTTGCTCTGAGCAATGGTGGATCAGTTCCTGCTGGTGCAGCTGACGTTTCTTGGGTAATCGGACCTAGCCTTTCAGCTAACGCTTCCCAGGGTGATACACTTACCATTCCGGCTTTCGAGTCTGACTTTGGTACAGGTACACCTAGTCCACTCATCCCTGAAATCGACATCAAGATCGAGTCCATCGCGGTTACAGCAGCTACTCGTAAGTTGCGTGCACGTTGGTCACCAGAGCTCGCTCAGGACTTGAACGCTTACCACAGCATGGATGCTGAGGTCGAGCTTACTCAGATCCTCTCCGAGCAGATCGCTCTTGAGCTTGATCGCGAGATCCTTAACGACCTCCTCACAGAGGCTAACGGTGCGAACCTTTACTGGTCACGTGCTCCTGGTAAGTTCCTTGATAAGGAATCAGGCGCAGAAGTTGATCTTTCTAGCACCCTTTCAGCTGGCCCCGCCTTCACCGGTACGGTCCGCGAGTGGTACGAGACATTGACTGAGACCATCATCGATGTTGCAAACACCATTCACAGAAAGACCCTTCGTGGTTCCGCTAACTTTATCGTTGTCGGACCTGATGTTGCAACCATTCTCGAGTCTTCCGTGCTTTATAAGCCGAACTACAGTCTCGATGGTTCAGGACAGGTCGCTTCACCGATGAGCCTTGGCGCTGAGAAGGTTGGTTCTCTGAGCAACCGTTTCACGGTCTACAAGGACCCCTACTTCCCACGCAACAAGATTCTTGTTGGGTACAAGGGTGGTAGCTACCTTGAGACTGGTTACGTATACGCTCCTTACGTACCCCTCATCGTCACTCCGACGATCTTCGCTCCCGAAGACTTCACACCTCGCAAGGGCGTGATGACTCGCTACGGCAAGAAGATGGTTCGTTCTGACTTCTATGGTACAGTAACCGTTACGGATCTCCATATTATCTAATATTAGAGATTGGTTAGACAAACAAAACTACGGGCGGCCAATTTTGGCCGCCCGTTTTATTTTATTTAAATCATTCGTGTGTTAAGATAGCTTCATGATCCTATCTCATCGACATAAGTTTATCTTTTTTAAACAGATGAAAGCTGCCGGCTCAAGTATTGAGCTTGCGCTGACACCGTTTTGTGGATCAGATGATATCTTGACCGGCACACCGTATGATGAAGAAAAAGAGCTTGGGTACCAAGAAAGAAATAATAAACTAGGTTACAGACAGGTGTGGCATCAACACGTTCCGCCAGAAGAATTCTTTACTATATGTGGCGACTCATACAATGATTATTTGAAGTTCACCACAGTAAGAAATCCGTATGATGCGATTGTTAGTTACTTCTGGTGGTCGTTCTATTCACCTGACACGACGCTTCAAGGGCATGTCTTAAGGCCGCATGCAGAAGACAGATCAGGAACTTTAAAAAATAAATTTTCTACATTTCTTCAAACTTATGCACAGTTCAACACATCGGGAAAAGATCAAATGGTGCTAGAGTGGTTTTCATCACGATACGACCTCTTCTACAATCACCCAGTTGATCATGTGCTCAAATATGAACAGTTAGACGTAGAGTTTTCAGGACTATGCGGCCGCATCGGTCTCGGTCCGATAAATCTACCCCATCTTAAGAGCGGAATAAGAAAATCACCGCTAGCCTATCAAGATTACTATGATGTGACTTCATTTGATTTGGTAAGCAGATATTTTAAAAACATTTTAGATAATTTTGGTTATAATTTTAACGACTAAGGAGGTCACATGCCAAGCACATCAGGAAGAAAGACGGGTATTAAAACGACTACGTCTACAAAAACAACAGCTACTACACCTAAGCGTAAAACGTCTACAACAACAACAACTAAAAAGACGACACCGACAACTGCAACGAAAAAGTCCAGTAAGAAGACAACAGGAACCACTGCTGCTTCGACTGATAGGATCGGAACGCTTGAAGAAAAAGTTGACAAACTTTTATCAATCCTAGACACAGAATTTAGGTCTGAGCTTAGACAGGGCCCGAGAGGTCTTTCGAATAAGCTTAGAAATGCGGGTTTGATCAAGTAAATTTCTCTTTACGCTCCTACTTACATGTGGGCCAGTTCGTATAATCACTTGACACCCGCGAGGAGCTGGCGCATCGGGAGCACTAACCTTATAAAGGAGAGATTATTATGCCTAGAGTACTATACACAACCAGCAAGGGCCTCTACCAGGATTCTGGAGAGTACGTCGAGCTTCCTATTAAGAAGCAAGTAATTGCCCTCACCAATGCGGCCACCACTACCAGAACATTGAAGGTAGGTGAGTCAGGATCGCTTATCACCCTTGATGCAAGCACGGCAACAGCCACGACAATCACAGTTACACTACCAACTGCCGGTAATGCAACGAAAGGTGTTTACTATGATTTCTGTTTTATCGCTGACGCAGGGCACTCATCTGCAGATGTTTCTATTACCACCGGTGCAGACGGAACAGATATTTTCGGATACATGGTCCGCGGCGCAGCCAACAGCACTGTTCTTGACTTCGATGGAATTTCAAAGATCACAGCTGATGCTTCTGTAGGAACTGACTGGAACGGAGCACGTCTCACACTTCTTTGTGACGGCACGCACTGGCACCTTTCAGGTTATTCCAAGGTTGCTATCGGAACTGTTGACTTTGTTGAGAGCGCTACTGCTTAATTTAACTAAGTTACGTTTTAAACTTCCGTCGGTCTCCTTGAGATCGGCGGATTTTTTTGGATAATTACTATGTGTCTTCTAAAAATCTATACATTGGAACCCTGGTTAAGTTCAAAGCTGGGAACGCCCGTGGACATTATGGGATATTGATCATCAAAGATGAAAAAATTGTTAAACTTGACCACTGTCTAATGATCGATAAAAAGTGGTTTGTTGTGACACCAGTGGGCGCTTTTTGGTCCCCTGAGCATGACTTTTATATACCTTAAAGATAATTGTGAACAAAAAAATAATTTTTTTTATTTCATCTCTTCGTAATCTGTAGACAACCCGCATTGCCAAGACTCGACTCAGGACTGCTATACTCGAAAGGAATTTAGCCTTTTCTTTCTATATTTATAATCGGATAACTCAGGAGCTAAACTGCAATGGCAACTTTTGCTAATACAACTAGTCCGACGCCCTTCGGGACATTCGATGACGACTCACAGTTTCAGGCTGACGCAAACAAGGTCGTGACTTTTGTCAAGCGCAAGCTTGGAGATGATATCCTGTCTGTTGAGCTGACAAAAAAGCAGATTTGGGCGAACTTCGAAGAGTCAATGTTTGAGTATAGCAATCTTGTAAACCAGTACCAGACAAAATCTCAGTTAAATAACTTTTTGGGACTCGCAACTGGTAGCATGTCTGGATCTGAACAAAAGCACCCAAGAGAGAACTTAGAATTCTTAGGAAGGTTTGCAGAGCCGTATGCCATGGAGGCAGGCTTAGGTGGTTCTTATAATATGGTCTCTGGGTCAATTCAACTAGTCCAAGATCAGCAAGACTACGATATCTATAGTGATCTAAAAGATGCCGACGGAAATGTTCTCTTTACATCTTCAAAAAATTCACATCGTTCAAAAATGCGCGTAAGGGAAGTATTTCACTACAACCCAACACAAGCATACAGATTTTTCGATACAACTTCAGCGATCAATTATCTTAATAATGAATTTAGTTTCGAGTCATTCACGCCGGAGACGATTTTCTATGTACTCCCCGTATTCGAAGACATTCTAAGAGCCGGTCAACTCAAGGTTTCTCAAAAAGTTCGTCGATCAAATTACTCATATCAGATTATTGGGACCAATATAAGAATTTTTCCAAAACCAACACAGCAAGATCCAAAGAAAATGTTTTTACGAGTCTCATTCGCACCGGATCCACTAAATCCCAGCTTTAGAGATGACACGATCTACGGTGTTTCTAATATGTCAAATATTCCGTTTGGAGTCTTGTCCTATTCTAAGATCAACAGCATGGCAAAACAGTGGATTCGTCAGTATACGTTGGCGCTATCCAAAGAATTACTAGGTATGATTCGATCCAAATTCAGTTCTGTCCCAATTCCCGGAGGAGATCTCCAGTTAAACGGTGCAGATCTTGTCACTAATGGCAAGGCAGAAAAAGAAGCATTAGTAACGCAGCTTAAAGAAATGCTCGAGTCAATGACATACGACAAGATTGTTGAGACTGACACAGCTAGAGCAGAGCAAATTAGAAAACAGTTAAGCATGATTCCTATGCCCAATGGCAAAGCGATAATAATGGGGTGATGATTAATGGCTAGACTTTTTATAACACCTAGAGAAATAGACTTAATTTCTGACCTCACAAAAGAAGTCGTAAAAGACGTAATTGGTCAGAAAATATTTTATTACTCTATTTCTGTGACTAAAACACAGATTCACGAGGTTTATGAAGAGTCCCCAGAGAAAGTATTTGAGACACCTCTTGAGCTTGATGCGCTTGTAACGTGGCAACCCGAAGAAGTAAAGACAAATCAGTTCGGATCAGAAGAGATTTATGGGATAGAACTTTTTATTCACTATCGTGATCTTCTGGATAAAGGCGTAGAAGTGTCGGAGGGAGACTTTTTTAGCTATGGGAAAATTTTCTTTGAAGTGACTTCTGTGATATTTGACAAGCAAGTATACGGTCAGGTAGAGTATAAGGCTGGGGTGAAACTAGTGGGTAGGCAAGCAAGAAAGAGCCTGTTTACTTCTAAGGTTCTCGGCCCAACAACCGAAGCTGAGTCTGATCCAGGCGCAGTTCAGGACACATTTGTTCAGCAGCGAGGGTTTGATAATAATAGACAGGGTGAGACAGGAGACAAGCGGGCGCTTCAGGACAAGGGCGTTCTAGAAGAACCGTTAACAGAACCGAAAGAGGTATCGTCTAAGGGTGATTCGACAGGATCGGGTTCATCTTTTTATGACGAGTGAGTGATATGAGTGATATTACAAGAACAACTGAACCACAAGCAACGATCCAGACGTATGAGAATCGGGATCATGTTGATGGATCAAAGCGCCTCCCTACCGGGTACGACGGAGATACGATACCCGAAGATTTCTTCATTCCTGAGTGTAGACTTGAAGATGTTGACAAATCAATGTTTGATTTTTTTGATAAGGCACTTCAAATGACTGTCACACAAAAAAATGAGCAATTGCCAGTTCCGGTCATCTTTGCGACAGGAGAGCGCTTTGCACTGGTTAAACGCAAAAAGCCGATAAGGGACAGTAACGGCGCAATAATTTTACCCTTGGTGTCAATACGTAGATCTGGTTTGAGCCAGTCAATCAGTCAAGCTGCAAGAGGCAGAGATATTGGAGATCTGACAATCAAGCGAAGACTGGCAGCTAAAGATCGTAGGTACCAGAATAACAAAAACAAACAAAAATTGACAAATCAAGATAACGTAGCTACTGCTGATCACATCTCAGACCTAGAAGATCCTGTGGGTGTTGCTAAACCTGGAATGGTGGGTAATAGAGAGTATAAGTCTGGCCCTACCACAACGGGTTTAGGGCACTGTATAGGTGATAACATTTACGAGCTAATAACCATTCCCTTTCCAAAGTTTGTTAGAATGACTTACGAAGTGACATTCTGGACTCAGTACACGACACATATGAACTCTATGATTGAGCAGATGATGATTGCTTATCACGCACCAGGAAATAATTTTAAGCTATCTACTGACAAAGGGTACTGGTTCGTAGGTTACGTACAAGATGATTTTTCTGATGGGAATAACTTTGATGATTTCACTGATCAGGAAAGAATCGTACGCTATACTTTTTCTGTCGTTGTCGATGGTTATTTAGTAGCAAATGATCCAGAAGGATCAGGCAGCCCGTTCAGAAGCTATTTTTCTGCGCCCCTTGTCAACTTTGGCATGAAATCGCAGGCGTCAGATATCAATATTGGCGGCCGCAGAACTTCCCCGGTGGGGTCTTCCAACCCTGATGATTTTATCTTAGGAGAAGTTGAGATCCTTGATCGAGATGGCAACCCGCGGTCATGGAGAGGAAGACCGCAGCAACAATTAAAAGTATATGTTCGTAATCCGTTCACCGGAAACGACAAACCCCAGTATCTACAAGTGCTGTCATCTGACTCTAGAACAGGAGAGTCAGTCATGTCTTCACTTATTAATGAGGATTTGGGTGACCTAAACCTAACGTCAGAGGAAAAAGATGGCTGCTAATGATCTAGTTTTGAACTTGATTTTATCTAACGACAATGGTGTTGGGTATTTTGACCTGTTCGTGAATATTTATAATGTAACTACTCGAGGAGTATACAGTAATGGCTGAGCAAACTTTTCGTTCACCTGGTTTTTTTGAGAGAGAAATTGATGTAGCACCTGTTGTCCAGGGCCCCACGGGCACACCTGCAGGCGTCATCGGTACTGCTGAAAAAGGACCGGCGTTCGTTCCTGTCACAATAGGGACGTTTGAGGACTTTAGAACAAGATTTGGTGGTGTGGACCCAGAAAAATTTGGTCCGTATGCAGTAAGGGAGTTTCTTAAGCACAGAAATTCTTTGACTTACTTAAGAGTGCTTGGCGCAGGTGCCAATGACTCTCTTGATGATATGACTACAACAAAAAGCAAGGGGACTGTAAAAAATGCCGGTTTCCGAGTGAATTCCAAGGTTGAACCCGGTCAGGACGCGAGACACGGAGGTACAGTTCAATTTATTGCAGCACGCCACTATGTTTCAGCCAGTGAGTCAATTACACTACCGATGTTTACAGATAATTCATCATTCGATACAGGCCTCTGGGCAGAGCCGGAGTATGTTAATCTTGTTAGGGGAATGATCTTAACACCCTCAGGAACAAGAATAATGCTCCTAGATGGTTCCGGACAAGCAACACCCGCACACAGTGGGTGGTTGGAATTGAATGACTCAGCCAGAATTATCAGAACCGGTGACAACAAGGGATTGTTTAAGCTAGTGATTTCTTCATCAGCCGGCGCAGATTTTGCTGTGACAGATTCGAAGAAGGGCATTAAAATCTTGTCATGCTCGTTAAACCCATCTGACCCCAATTACCTTGCAAATATTCTTAATACAGATCCGGGGAGTTTTATGAAAGAGCAGCATCTTCTTTATGCTCACTTCCCCGTAGATCCAGAACTTGCAAAGGTTGCGGGTGGGTCTAATGATGTAGCAATTCTTTCAGGATCTGCTAGCACTACGTCCACCGGTGGCGACACGTCCACCGTATTCAGAGATCTTTACGGTAGGTATGACACACGATTTTCAACTCCGGCAACGCCAGCCATAATTTCTCAGATGTTCGGTGGGACAGAGTACGACTTGTTTCACTTCGAGACAATTTCAGACGGTGCTTGGGGAAATACGAAGTATAAGCTTTCAATCAGAAACCTTAGAAAATCAGACGATCCTAGAAATCCTTACGGGACGTTCACTGTTGAAGTAAGAAACTTCATCGACACCGACGCGTCGCCCGAGGTAATTGAGAGTTATCCTGAGTGCAATTTGAACCCGAGATCAGAAAGGTATGTTGCTGCTGTAATCGGAGACATGAAGGCTTACTATAATTTCGATGCCGAAGACGAGGAAGAACGTCGCATTATTGTTGATGGAAAGTATCCAAATAAGTCAACTGCCATTCGAGTTGTTATGAACGATGCAGTCGAGTCAGGCGAGGTGCCGGCTTCAGCGCTTCCCTTCGGTTTCCGAGGAATGGAGTTATTAAAGACATCAGACACACTGACAGATACTTCTACAGCACTTCCAGGGCACGGAACAGCAAAAGCAGGACCGCCAGCTACGCAGAAGCGAAGATTGGCAATGTCAATCGCTCAGTGCGGACTTTCTGGGTCCATCTTGCCTCCGATACCGTTTAGGTTCAAAGTCACAAAGGGCGAGTATTCTAACACCAATGATGATGGAGTTCCCGGACTTCCAGGAAAGAACGAGGTTGCTGATTCTAAGTTTTATTGGGGAGTGCAATTTGAAAGGGTTCCTGAAACAGGCTCGATAGGCAATGCGTCGTTCAAGCCGAATAACGGATCTCAGAGAAATGAGCTACTTGAGAACTACGCTAAATTTATGGGGATTAGGAAACTCGACATGCTTGTTACTGGATCATCCGCAGATGCATTCTGTGATAACAAGTTTACATTATCTAAGGTAGCATTCGGCAACTTCGTCGGAGCATCCCAGAAGGTAACTACAGTTCTCGTATCTAACTTTACGGCATCAGCCGGCCAACACATGAGAGGTGCAGCTTATCTTAGAAATGTGACACCTGATCCTAGCAACTATCTTGCAAAAGATTCGTCTGGAAAGCTAAGAGTAACACTGGGAACACTGGTAAACTTAACAGCTTCAGTATACTTTAATAGATTCACAGGCTGGGCAAAGTTCTCAACGTTCTTCTACGGTGGGTTCGACGGTCTCAATATTCTTGATATCAATGCTAAGAAGATGAATGATCGATCTGCTTCAACAGATACAAACGGTGGCGCTAATACTAGCTTTGTTTCACCGGGTCTTGTTGACACAAGCGGAAATGCCAAAAATGTCGCAGGAACAGGCAAGGATAACAACGCAGTTGCAAGTTACCGTACAGCTGTTAAAATTATGACAGATGAAATGACTGTTAATACCAACATTCTTGCCCTCCCCGGAATAAGAGACACATTCATTACAGACTATGCAGCGCAGAGATCTCGCGATTACAGCATGTTGATGTACCTCATGGACTTGATTGAATATGATGAAGACGGAAACAGGCTGTTCGATGATTCCACAGCAAAGCCCGACGTTCAGAAGACATCCGAAGAGTTTGGTAGTAGAGCGATTGATAACAATTACTCAGCCACATACTTCCCTGACGTATTCATAGACGACCCATTTAACAGAAGAAAAGTAAAAGTTCCGCCTTCTATTCCAGCGATTGCTGCCCTGGCTTATAATGACAAAGTTGCTTACCCCTGGTTTGCACCTGCTGGGTTTAATAGGGCAGCACTTGACATGGTGTCGAACGTCGATGTAAGACTTAATGCCGGTGATAGAGACGAACTTTATGATGCACGAATTAATCCAATCGCAACATTCCCAAGAGAGGGCTATGTAATCTTTGGTCAGAAAACCTTACAAGCTTCTAAGTCTGCATTGGACAGAGTGAATGTGAGGAGATTAATGTTGGAAGTTAAGAGAATTGTCTCTAATATCGCGAACAGATTTGTATTTGAGCAGAATACGCCAGAGACACGATCTAGATTTGTAGGACAGGTCGTGCCTCTTTTAGCGCTTGTTCAAGCGCAGGCAGGAATTGAAAAATTCTCAGTTGTGATGGACGATACTAATAACACAGCTGAGGATGTTTCGGCAAATAGATTAAATGGGCGCATTGTTGTTGTCCCAACAAGGACGGTTGAGTTTATTTCAGTCGACTTTATTGTTGATACAACAGGCGCAAGTTTTGTCTAATGAATAGTTATGAAATGAATTACTTGACAGGAGAACTGGGGAATGCCAGAACTAACTTTTAAAAGCGCAGGCGTAAGCACAAGAGAGATCGATCTATCAGGCCCTTCAGGGGTAACACCTTCTGGTGTACCTGCAGGAATCATTGGTACCGCTAACAGAGGCCCAGCCTTCGTGCCTGTTGTAGTGGGTACACTTAAAGACTTCGTAGCCGAGTTCGGTGCGACAGATGCTGAAAAATTTGGCCCACTTGCTGTTGTTGAGTGGCTGCGAAATTCTCAAGCAGTATGTTACCTTAGAGTTCTCGGTGCAGGAGACGGCAAGACAAAAGCGTCTGATGGAAAAGTCACAAATGCAGGGTTCGTCGTAGGAGCCAAACAGGTCCAAGCGACAGGAAACGTTGCCGTTAATCCATACGCAAATGAACTAGGTGTACCAGGAAGAATGTACTTTTTGGGAACGTTCATGTCGGAGTCAAATAACAGTACAGCTCTAAGCGCCCCGGGCGTACAGATGGGGGCTGTAAATGCTGCTGTTCAACTGACTGTTAACAGATATGCTTCCTTAGTTTCTGACTCAGGATTAGTTTTTCGTGACGGAATGGGAAATATCTTTTCAGCATCGATTTCGGCCTCTAAGACAAATGTTCAAGGAACATCGACGGCGATAGGGTTCAGCTCTGTAGATTCAACTGCAAAACTAGCAAGATCACTCTACACTTCAATTCATCACGCAATCAATTTTGGTGTATCTGCTGGAACAACTGGGTCTGCATCCGGAGGTGGCAATAAACTTCTAATGACGGTAAACTATGTAGAAGGTGCATCAACTGTTGAGTTGACAAGCTCAATTGGAGGTCCGGTCGGGAACGTATCAATTACAGGTAACGATCTAATCGGAGGAGCGACTCCCTACGTATCACTCACAGGATCTCAGGGATCAGCTAGTGGCTTTGATGGAGGTACAGGTGGTTCTACACCAATTATTCGCGGTGTCCTTCTGGCACCCAGCGGTGTAACATTGACCTTGTCTGGCGCAGCAACGGGTCCCGGAGGTAATAATCAAACTCCGGCAAAAACTACAAAAGCTACAGCAGCCGGACCGTTCGGTGGTGTAACTGGCTCTGTTAATATTAGAAATGGAAAGCAAGAGTTCGTTCTCATTCTCAATGGTCACAAGGGAACCGGCCAGTATCAGAACGTTCTTACATCGTCCTTTGATCCTGACGCCGGAAACTATATGTCGAATGTGTTCAATACAGACCCACTAAAGACAGAAGAGGCCGGTCATCTGCTTTACGCAAGCTGGGATATACACCCAGCGATGGCCGTCCCAACCGGTTCGGGAGTCCTAATCCAGGGAGCTACGGAGAGAAACGGTTCAGGTGCTGGAGCAGGTGTCCCAATTTATCAGGACTGTGCGTTTATACAAACAGGTGCTTTGGCAAGAAATACTAATGCTTCAAACAAGGCACCGAATTACGAAGGGTTTGAAACACGATATCGCTCACCTAGATCTTCTTGGGTTATTTCACAAAAATTTGGAGGCGTTCCAAAGAATCTATTCAAGATTCACTCAAGAGATGACGGAACATATGCAAATCACTTATTTAAGATTTCAATTGAGGGTATTAAGAATTCCAATTCTAACACAGATAAGTTTGGTCAATTTGACCTTCTTGTAAGAGCTTTTAATGATACAGATACAGACAGAAAAGTTCTAGAGCAGTACAGGGGCCTCTCACTTAATCCAATGTCTGATCGATATATAGCAAGAGTAATTGGTGACAAGAGTGCTAAATTCGACTTTGATAAGAAGCTGGGCGCCCAAAAACTCATTTATGAAGGAGAACACCCAAACAACTCTAGTTACATTCGTGTTGAAATGGCAACTGATGTGACAGATGGAATTGTTAATCAGAAAGCGCTCCCTGTAGGGTTCAGAGGTTTTTATCACTTAGTCACTTCTGGAACTGAGTGTCTTAACACCCCAGTAACAAACACATCGTCGCTACCGTACACTACAATGTACAAGAGATCACAAACACTTCCCGTCCCCTACAGAAAAGATATTAAAGTTGGAAGACCTCCCAAAGAGCAGGTAGATTCAGCATACTACTGGGGCGTTCAGTTTGAAATGGTGGATAACGCACTTGAGACTAACAAGTCAACGAAACCAAATGCGGGTCTAAAGAATTATACAAAGTATATGCCCGGATGGCAATCGACATATCAGTCCGCCTGGGTAGGAAACAATGCCGGAAAAGCTGCGTCAGCATATTACGGTGAGCTTGATGCTGATAACTTCCAGTACAATTTGTTCTCTTTAGAAAATATCAAGGTTCGAACCGGTTCTTCAGGTCTTCCTGATGTAAAACAGTGGCACAGTGCATCTTATGTACGGGCCGGAGGGATTCAGGTAAATGCGAGCAATAAGACCAGAGGTCTAAGTGTTGCAGATGACCTGAGTGATTCAGGCGTCAGAAAATATGCAAAATATACCTTCTTCCTCCAGGGCGGATTCGATGGAGTCAACATCTTTGATGAAGCTAAATCAAAATTTGAGAATGTAGCTATCAAGAGAGAAATGGATGACAGCACTCAGGGAGAATCTGACGGTCCGACAGTCTCAGCTTATGACAAAGCACTTGATATTATGAGCACAAAAGCCGATGTAGATATTAAGCTCTTAGCCCTCCCCGGGGTAAGACATGAGCAGATCACTAACAAAGCTATTGAAGCTGTAGAGACAAGATTTGATGCGCTGTACATTATGGACATCGAAGAGCGTGACGTAGACAATAAAGTGATAACTGGCTCAGTCCAAGATCCAGGCGTCAATAACACAGTCTCTGCGTTTAAAGATCGAGGTCTAGATACATCATTCGCCGCAGCATACTTCCCTGATGTAACAATCAGAGATCCATTCTTAGGCGTTAATGTTCAGGTGCCGCCCTCAGTAGCTGTTTTAGGCGCATTCGCGTTGAACGACACAGTCGCTCATCCGTGGTTCGCCCCAGCAGGCTTTACAAGAGGCGCACTCGATCCAAACACAGAAGGAAGAACAGTCGCTGTTAACTTGAGTAGGGCAAATCTAGACACAGTTTACGATTCTGACATCAACCCGCTCACGTCATTCCCTGGAAGTTCTGGAATAGTTGTGTGGGGACAGAAGACACTGCTCGCAGCTCAATCTTCACTTGACAGAGTGAATGTAAGACGCCTACTCATTGAGATAAGACGTCAGGTTAAGCTAGTTGGAAATACAATTCTGTTCGAGCCCAATAGAGAATCTACGCTTGCTAAGTTCTCATCAGCTGTACAGCCGATCCTCACTCGGATCCAAGAACAGCAGGGGCTCGATAGGTTTAAGGTTGTTATTGACACAACAACAACAACACAAGCTGATGTTGAGAACAACACTTTGAGAGGAAAAATCTTTCTCCAGCCGACAAGAGTCGCAGAGTTCATCTCACTTGACTTTGTTATTACAAATGCTGGAGCTGAGGTTTAATAATAGATGAAAAACATCATGAGCGATATAATTATCAATAGACCGATTTTAGGAGAATCTGAAAATGGCTGATACCCTTTCCGTTACGGACATGCTACCCAATAAATTTGAGCCCAAAAGAAAATTTCGGTGGGTATTCATGATCGAAGGAGTCGATGCTTTCTTAATGAAGACAGCAGCGCGACCTACATATACTACAGAAGAAATTGCAATTCCGTGGATTAACCACCACAGATATATTGCAGGCAAGACGACGTTTGGAACGTTGTCAGTGACACTTCACGACCCAATTGCACCTTCTGGTGCTCAGCAGGTTATGGAATGGGTAAGAACTCATTTCGAGTCTGTTTCAGGCCGTGCGGGTTATGCTGACTTCTATAAGCGCGACTGCCAGCTTAAGCTGCTTGATCCAGTGGGAACTGTTGTTGAGCTCTGGGACATTAAAGGCGCTTTTTTGACAGAAGCTAACTTTAATGACTTGTCATACGATGGGTCAGACATGGTTGAAATAGCCATGACACTCAGATTTGACAACTGCGTTCTTCAGTACTGATCCTCCCTAACACTTATTTGAGGCTCCTCTTCTCGCAATTGGGTCGAAGAGGGGCCTTCAGTGCATGAGAATCGTTTGTATTTTACATAAGACAAGTGCCTTGTTTATGATTTATCATGTCTAATAACATGATAGAGCCTATTGTCAAAAGATTATTATGGTCGATGCATAAGAGAATTGATGATTCTTGTACAGCATCACTAAATCACTCAGAAGAATATCCAGCTCTTGTCGGTATCCCGTTGGAGATAATTGACAATGATCAGAATGGTCTCCTGACTTTAACACCGGGAAATATGACAGGAGACTTTCCATCGAGATTGAATGTAAACGTGTCTGATGTCGAGATCTTTTACAGTGAGAGTGTGATTGCTAGTGCATTTACTGAAGATATCTCTATTTTTTTAGACAAACGCCTGGTAAGTGAGTATAACAACACAGACATCGATGCAAACTACACTCGGTATGAAGATTTTTAACCAAATAGTTTTACTAAGCTTGTTAAAAGTTTAATAATGATAAAAGGTCTAACTTATTAGGAGAGTTATTTTGGCTGGTAAAAAGAGACAAAGCAATAAAGTTTTCGAATCAGGTCCGCCTGGAATGAATATGCCCGGCGCCCCAATAAGCAATGTAATGAAAGATGACTTTGGATTAGACATTCCTTATGAGACAGTGCCTCTACCTTCTTTAGGAAAATGTTATCCACAAGATCATCCTCTTTGCGGCGCCGAAACTGTGGATATAAAGCCCATGACAGCTAGAGAAGAAGATATTCTAACTTCTCGTGCCCTTATTAAAAAAGGGACAGTAATTACACACTTGATAGAGTCATGTCTTATAGACAAACGAATCAAGGCAAATGAATTACTTTCTGGTGATCGAAATGCTTTGATGGTAGCGTTAAGAATCACAGGCTACGGTGCTGATTATAAAGCTGAAGTAACGTGCCCGGAGTGTGGAACTGCATCTAAGTATGAGTTCGACCTTTCAGATTGCCCAATCGATCGTTTGGGAGCAGACCCAGCAAATTCAGGTGAAAATGTTTTTGAGTTCACTTTGCCATACACAAAGAAGGTAGTGAAATTTAAGTTCTTGACTGGTGCTGATGAAGAAGAAATGCAGAAGCTTGACGCTAGAAGAAAGAAGATGGGCCAGCTAGCTGATAATATGATCACAACACGCTTAGAGTATGCAATCATTGAAATCGCTAATGTGTCTGACAGAGCTAAGATAAATAACTTTGTCAGGAATATGCCTGCACGAGATTCTAGAGCTCTTCGAAAGTTTATCGATGATAATGAACCCGGGATTGATTTAAAATCATGGTTCGAGTGTCCCGCCTGTGGAGAAGCCTCGGAACTGGGGGTACCGCTCGGCGCGAGCTTTTTTTGGCCTGACACCGAATGATAGAGAAACCCTCTTAGAACAACACTTTCTTTTAATGTACTATCTAGGGTTTTCTTATACTGAATCCTATAATATTCCTGTAAAGTATCGAATGTGGTTTATTGAGAGGACAGGAAAAGAAATTAATAAGGCAGCTGAGAAGAATCATCCTCCACACCACGCTGCACACTCACAAGATCCAGAGATGAATGCCTTATTGGGTAAAAATAGACCCACTGCGCCACCTGGTTTGAGAAGATTTAAATAGTGCTTGATATTTAGATACAGGAGTATTCAATGAATGGATTTGATAAGATAACCTTTGTATCAGCACAAGCCTTGCTTCAAGGAACAGAACTTAATAGCCTCGTCCGTGAAGGCGAGAAAACCAATGCTTTGGGCGAAGTTTTTAATGCGTCTAAAGACTTGTATGATTACCTACTTGAAAGAGACGCGTCTCTCAAGAAAGTCCATGAACTTATTGAGACAAAAACTGTGGCAGCCGAACGATTTAAGGAAGCAACAGGCCTTGTCTGGAAGCTCTAAGTAATTAAATCTAGTTTTATCGACGGGTATAATTACCTATAGATGCATATTACTAGGTCGGATTGAGTTAAATGGCTTCAGAGATAGAAATTGCTAAACTTTTTAACGCTGAGATCCGTGGCACAGCTGATGCTGCCAAGGAAGCCCAATCGGCCGTCGATGGGCTAGCTTCAGCAACTGGCAGACTGTCAAGAGAAACGTCCAAGCAGAAGACTCTTGCCAACGCTCTCAATAATGCGTTAGCAAATCAGTCTAAGCAGATGGAAGAAAATACCGGCAAGGGCAGTAATTTCGGCCAGACTATGGCCAAAGAAATGGCAAAAGGCACCGGTGCAGTCAAGTCTTTGTCAGTTGCTTTAAAACAGGCAGCCAAGAATGCAGAGGACGGCTCTATAAAAGGTGCAGCCATGGCCGGCGCATTTATGGGTGCCGCAAAAGCTGTTGAAATGATGGGAAAGGCGCTGAACTCGGTCCAGGGGATTGCAAAGGGCTTGGTTAAGAAGTTCGTTGATATTAACAAGCAGCTAATCTTGGCGCCCTTGACGATGGTCAATGCTTTGATGAAGATGGCTGATGAGCAAGCCAAGGCTTCTATTCCAGTTGCGCAAGCTAGTCAAGATATCGCTGATGAGTTCGGATCTAATGCTGAAAAGATACGGGGCTTAGCCGACGATTTTTCAAAAGCAGAGTCAAAACTGGGTAATAAGTTCGCCTTCATGTCAGGCGGAGAGTACAAAGCAGCGGGCCAGGCGATATCTGATATGGGCAATGCTGCAGAAGCGCTCTGGGATGAGATAGAAAGTTCTGGCCCGATCCTTGCGGACCTCAATATGGCGCTAGGCTTTGGAAAGGAAGAGATGGGAGCACTAGCAAATGTGGCCCTTTCAACCGGTCAAAGCCTTGACAAGATGGGCAATGATATCATTCAGCTGAGCTACGGCATGTCCCAGTCTACCGGTGTCTCTCGGAAGAAGATCGCCAAGGACATGGCCCAGATCATGGGTGACTTTAAGAACTTCGGAGCCATCGGCGCGGAGCAAGCTGCCGTCATCTCAGGAAAGATGAGATCTCTGGGCCTGGATATCAAAGCTCTTGGCAAGGTGATCGACAAGAACATGAACTTTGATTCAGCAGCCGAGTCAGCAGCTCAGTTAGGCCAGGCATTCGGCATGGCCATAGACCCGATGAAGATGATGACCAAGGCTGCTAAAGATCCTGTCGGTATGATAGAGGATATGCGCAAGGCAATGTTTGCTGCCGGCAAGTCAGCTGAAACCATGAATGCTGCAGAGATGCGTTTGCTCTCGACTCAAACTGGTCTATCTGCAGAAGAAGCCAAGCTGATGTTCTCTAGGAAGAACAGAGGCAAGTCAGCCAAGCAGCTGAAAAAGGATGCGAAGAGTCAGCTAACAGATCAACAGAAGCAAACTAAAGCACTGAAAACTCTAAACAAAGAAATGGCCAAGCTGGTTGAGGTCCTGACCACCGGTGGCATTTTTGAGAACCTTACAAAAGGCTTCGGCGATGCCATGAAAGCGGGCGGCAACCTCGGGGAATTCCAGGATCTTAATGAGGTGTTCTATAGGATTGGTACGAAGTTTGGTGAAGTCATGAACATGCTGATCGATTCAGGTTTTCTCGATGCCATTACTGAAGCGCTTGCACTCATGGAACCCCTCATGCAAGGTCTTATGGACAACGATTTCTTTGGAATGCTTTTTTCCGGAGACTACGAAGGAGCCATGACCGCATTTGGTGATGTTTTTCATGAAGTGTTTGGGATGACATTCATGAACGCGCTAGACTCCGCAATTGGGTATCTGGTCGATAATGCTGCTACGATAGTCAACAAGTTCGTTGACTTGTTAGAGCTTATTCTTGCAGAG